AAGCGTCTCCAGAACTTACACTAAAACTATGTATTTTTACTAAGCCGCCTGCACCTAAATTAGATTTCTGCACATACTTTAATGCACCACTAGCCGCACTATCGGATATTAAAAATTTATCTGCGTCTACTAATGTAGTTTTCTCTGTCTGTGCTGTGATTAAAGTCGAATCTAAATGCTCTTCAGAGATTGCATCATCTGCAATACCACCTGTTACTATTTGTGATTTACTCATGTGTTACCCCTCCAATGCTGTAAGTCTTGCTTTAATATCAGTATTCTCTGCTTCTAAAGTTTCTATTCTATCCATAGCTTCTTGAAGTGCTTTTACTGCCTTCATGTATAATATAGAATATTTTATTCTTTTTGTCTCTGTACCTAAATTTTCAATTTCTCCTGTTTCGCTATTTCTAGACTTATCTGGGTCTGTTGATACAAGATTAGGTGATACAGTTTCAGCTTCTTGTGCAACTAAACCTATTCTCCATAGTGAATCACTATCTCCTTTATTACTTACATCTTCTTTTAATTTGAATTTTCTTACTCTTAAATTTTTAATATCATTCCATTGAGAAGAAGCGTCAACAATTTGTTCCTTTAATTTTACATCGGAAATAGCACCATATGAATTATCATGATTGACTATATCTCCATCTGACCAAATACGGAGTCTTACGGCTGTGCTATCTTCACAAGTTAAAAAATACTTATCGTTATCGTCATGACTAACATTAGCAAAATCAAAAAACGGCCCATAAGCATTTGAGCTAGATGTATTATCAAAATAAGCTATATTCGCACCAGTTAAATCTTTTCTTATTGAAAAACCGCCTGCACCTGTACTCGTTACTCCTATTGCAACTCTGCCATCAGCACCAATACGCATTCTTTCAACATCACCTGTCCAAAATTGTATTCTGTCTGAATCTGGAAAAACAATACCTGTGTCAGTATCATCAGCATTAGTTATAAAACCATCACTTGAAGCACCGCCAGTTAAACCACTTGAATTAGTTAATATAACTTTATTTGCTGTTAAAGTATTACCATCAAAAGTTAAGTTAGCTTCACCTTCTAAAGTATTTGCTGTGCCACTACCTGTAATAACTCTGTTATCTGCATTGTTATTTATTGTTGTGCCAGAAATAGTAGAAAAAGCTAAAGTACCACTTCCATTAGTCGTTAATGCTTGACCATTAGTACCATCAGAAACATTAAGTTGCGTTATGCCTACAGAATTATCTACTAATTGATTTGCTCCAACGCTATCATCTGGTGGAGTAATAGTTCCTACAGCTTTAGCTTGATGAACAACATAAATATTGTTTGTGCCGGTAGGAGGTGCACCAGTAAACGATAGTGTTGTTCCAGAAACAGTGTATGCTGAGTTAGGGTCTTGTCTTACATTACCAACAAATACCTCAATGTCTAATGTTGAACCCGGTGCTACATCTAATGTAAAATCTGTTGTGCTATTATCACCATTAAACCTCTTACCTTGAAGAGATTGAAATTGGTTAGTAGTATCTATAGGTGTCCCTAAGTATCCCATTCTACGTTATCTCCATGATTGACACAGCAATGTCAGCCGCACCCGATGCTGTTAATTTTAACACATCAGTCGTCTCCATTACTATTTTATTTCCACTTAATAGTTCTAGTGTACCGCCCACAGGAACTGGTGCATTGGTTACTAACTCAACATCTTGGTTAGCTTCATCGTTCGCACCTGCTCTGTTTGTTGTATCAGAACTCAACGTAACTGTTGCAGTGATTTGACTAGTTGTTGTATTTCCTATCATGACACCAAGAACAACAGTTGTTGTTGAACTGGCTACAGTATAGATAACGTCTTCACTAGTTACCCCTGCTTTAGTTATTGTTTTAAAAGTATTAGCCATTTATCCTCCTATTATCCTAAAGCAATTGCCAGTGCCGTTGGGTCTTCTGTAGAAAATCCTTGACCTGTCATATAAGTTGTTAATCGAGATAGTGCCGCTTTTCTATTTGTTCCGCCTGCACCATCATCTACTACTATTAAATCAGATGTAGTTAAATCTGCTCCTATATCTGTAGCACCATCGATGTCTACAGCGTCTACGGAAACTTTGTTTGCTGTTGAAATTGTTGCTAGTTTTGAATCAGCAATTGCCGCACTTGAATTAATATCTGCATTGACAATACTATCTGATAAATTTAATTTTGAATATACTATTGCGGCACTAGCATTAACATCATCGTTAACAATAACACCAGAACCAATAGCCGCAACACCAGTATCAGCTATAGATATATCTCCCGATACAACATTGTCAATCCATTTTGATGTTCCTGTATCATAAAATAATAAAGAAGCATCTGCAGGACTTGTTATATTAGTGTCTGTTAATTCTGATAATTCATTAGCGGTAGCTACTTGTGAGTCAACATAAGCTTTAATACTTTGTTGTGACGCTACAGCCGTTGCTGAATCTGAAGACATTGTATCTTCATCTAAGAATGCTGTACCACTTAGTGTGCCATTTAATACTGGGCTTGTTAACGTTTTATTTGTTAATGTTTGAGAACCTGTTAATGTTGTTACAGTAGAGTCAATTGCTATATCATCTGCATTAGCATCAATACCTGTACCTCCAACAACGTTTAGTGTTACATCACCACTTGTTCCACCACCAGTTAAACCATTACCGGCAACAACAGAAGTTATATCACCTGTCGGTACTGTTGCTACTTGTGTATCAACATATGCTTTAATAGATTGCTGTGTTGCTAATTGTGTAGCAGAATCAGATGCCATGTTATCTTCATCTAATACGGCTGTACCAGATACACCTGTATTTAAAACAGCACTTGTTAATGTTTTGTTTGTTAATGTATCAGTTGTAGCTCTACCTACTAAAGTATCTGTAGAAGTAGGAAGAGTTAGTGTACCTGTGTTAGAGATACTTGAAATAATAGGTGTTGTAAGAGTTTTATTTGTAAGAGTCTCTGTTCCTGCTAGAGTTGCAAAAGAACCATCCGATAAGGCAGTGTTAAATTCTGCTGTTGTACCAGTAAGTGTACCCTCTGATAAATCTAAAGTTAAAGTGTTATTAGCACTATCAATAGTTTTATTTGTTAATGTTTTTGTTGTTGCAGATAAATAAGTGTCTAAATCTGTCATTGCTACCTGTACCATTGTACCGGCATCATTAAAGACAACTCTATCAGCACCTGCTACTGTTGTTGATGTAGCTGCTGTATCACCATCAAGAATATTTAATTCGGTAGTGGTAATTGTAGCACCGTCTAAAATTTCTAACTCAGCTTCAGATATTTCTGCCGCACCAATTGTTACTGTTCCTGCAAAAGTAACATTAGCACCACTAAAGGTCATTGCAGTAGTTGGCGTAGAACCCGATTTAATTATTAATTCACCAGAACTATTTGTTAAACTACCATAAGTAGTACCACCATCTTTTAATACAATGTCTGCACCATCTGCATCTAAAGTAATATCACTAGCCGCATCAATAACAACAGCACCATCAGATATTACATCTAATTGACCATCTGTGCTTGAATATACATATGTTCCTGTATCTTGAAAATATAATTTTTCTGTACTGTTAACAAGAATATCATCAGAGAATTTAAAGTAATCCTCATCTTCCATCCATGTTAATAAACCGTCATTTGTTTCCCCATCGAATGTAACAGCTATGTCTGTAGCGGCTGTACCATCACCAATAGTAAGTGCTGTGCCTAATAACTTTGTTATTGGCCCGCCTTCTCCTGTTGTTCCGTCATGGGTATGACCTGTACTAGAAGCAAATGCTGATTCTATCTGATTGAACTCATTATTAAAATGAGATGCCTCAATCGTAGAACCATCAGTAATGTTTCCAGATTCTTGTCTTGTGTATGTTGTTCCCATTTATCTTCTTCCTCCGGGTATAAATTCTAATTGGTATCCTTTAAATGATATTGGTAAATTATTGGATGATTCTTCTACACGAATTGCTACAGTAAATCCTCCACCTTCAACAGATTGTCTAACTAAGTTAGCACCTGATGAACCATAAACTGCTGTTCCATATGTTGAACTAGCTAATCCATAAATTGCTATTCCTGCTCCTGTTGATAAAGTATATGGGGCAGGTTGCGGTATATCGGGACTATCAAAATCATAACGTAATTTAAAATTAGCATCTACGTTACCATCATTTTTATAGTTCCAAATAACTCGTTGCATACTTTTACGAATACCGGGGTCTCCCATTGTCATATCCGGTGTTCTGTAAAAAGCATTTATATTTACTGTTCCAGATGCTCTAGTAAATACATTTCCAGATTCTTGCTTATAAACATATCCATCATATCCGCCAGATATAATTGTTTCATTTCCACTGATAAAATCAGAATCTGAACTTGATGTTTTTAATCCTATTATTTCTGAATACTCAAAACCTAATTGGCCTGTATTAGGATTTACTTTTGTAACTAATATTAATCCTTTTGCAGATGCTTCTGATTGGTCAGCACTTGTTGGATAAAAAATACGATATTGTGATTTTCCTCTTATAACAAGTGAATTAACATTATGTGTAGTAATATCATCTGTAATTTCTTGTACTTGTTTAGATATAGTTCCTAACTCTACGTCACCGATTTTATCTGTACCGGCAATTGTACGAAGTCCATCTGGTGCTAAAAATATAACATCACCTGCAAATTCTTGTATACTTCTACCATCAACACAACCTATTTTTCTAGTTACTGGTTGTAAAGTAAAATCTGCTAAAGATGTTCCAACTAATTTAAATATTGCATCTTCACACAATATAAATAGATTATCACGAAAAACTTTTAATCCTACAACATTTGAGTCAACTTTAATTTCACCACCACCATTTGCTGATGTAAAATCATTAGTAGCAAACGGAGCCATAAATTTAACTGATTGTTTATTACTTCCATCACCAGAAAAAAATATGTGATTTTTAAATATTTCAACAAATTTAAAATTAGCACTTCCTGTTGCATTTACATTAGTAACACTATAACTTGTATCGATAATTCTAGGAGTAGATGTTGCTGAACAGATAACTATTTTTTCTGTTCCATTAAAGTTAAACTTTTTAAACTCATAGTTTTGAGTAGGTGTTCCTAAGCCTGTTACAACAGATGTCCATGAACCTGTTGTTCCTGCATAATGAATACTACCACCTCTTGCTGCTAAAACAACGCTATTAAAGATAGCAGACATTACTACTCGTTCTGATGATGCAGATACTTGGGGTACAATATTAGTATTATATTTTGTTGTCCCTAATATTTTTTTATAACCACCAGTTATATCTGGTTCAAAATTTTTTAATTCTCTTGCCTCTCCCGGAGACATAGAGAATACATCTTTATCGAGTACTAATCCCCCACCAAGGCTTGTTACAAATGGTGATATTTGCGAAGTGTTTGGCATTAAATTTTACCATATACTCTTAAATTAACTCGTTCATCTCTCATATATTCTGGTTTAATAACTAAATCATTATGCAATCGTTTTAAACCATCTGTATATTCTTTATTAGCAATCATTGCATGCTCTGGGTCAGAACGTAAATTGTATGCATAGTATCTTGCTTTTGCTACAATTAAATCTGCATATCTATCATCTAAATCTGGGATATCACTATAAGTAGATAATTCTGTGTGTTCTTTCCAGTATTCAAATACTATTTGATAATTACTCTTATCGGGTATAGGTGTTAAACCTAATTTACCACTTTGAGTTTTATATACATAAGCGGGCTCACCTTGTGCTGAACTTAAATTTGCAATATCTCTTTCAGAAAAACGTCTTACCCAATCATCGTATGATAAAAATGGTAATCGTTGTACTCCGATATTTCTTGATATGCGAACATAATCAACATCTAAATTTGTACTATCAGAATTTGTTAAAGTTAAATAAGTTGTGTTTGCAGGAGCTGTAAAAGTATTTTCATAAACTTTTATTTCTCCATAATTTGTTACAGATGCTGTTGCATTTAATGTACCACTTGCACCTGCAGATGTTCCTATTTGAATGGATAAAGATGAACCGCTACTAGATGAATCAAAAAATCCTACTTGTATTTTATATTCTTCATTTTTAGTTAATGTTAATGCTTGATATGCACTAGATGCATCTAATCGCATTCTACCATTACCACCAGAATTATAAGCAGGAGTACCACTATTAGTTGTCCAACTTGTTATATCAGAAGTAAATTCGCCATTTGCTGTTTCTTCTTTTGGTTTTAAATAAAATGTATCCCAGTCTATTTTACGCCATTGTAAATCACCCGTTTGTGGTGAATCTGTTGTAGGTAAAGCATATTCTCTTTGACCGGCATTTGTATAATAATAACTTTCTTTATGTAAACTTGGCAGTTCTTCTAGCTCATTATAAATATCATGAAGAGCTCTATTAACAAAATTTTTTACAGAAGTTTGCATACCACGTGCAGAACTAAAAGTAGAAGATGTTAATTCTACTTCATTCAAATCATTCAGCACTCTATTTGCTAATACTAAGTATGTTGCCATTAAACTCCTAAATTTGTTTTATTAAATCCCGGTACAGGAAAACTTTTAAATTCTATACAGTATGCATCGACAACCATGTTAGATTTATAAAAATCACTTTGTAATTCATAGGCATTTAAAAATGCAACTTGTGATTCTCTACATCTAAATTCAGTATCATATAAAAATGTACTTGTTTTAACTGAAGGCCAGTTAGGTGATGACATTACTGTTAGTAATAAAAAAACTTTAATCATAATTTATGTGGGGACTAAGCCCCACTTTTTAATTTATTTTAATTTCTCTTGGTTGTTTTTCTTTTGGTAATTCTTGTACCAAATCTATATCTAACAAACCATTTTTAAGTTTAGCATTTGTAACATTCATATATTCAGCTAATTTAAAAGTCTGAGTAAATGCTCTCTCTGCTATACCTTTATGAAGATACTCTTTATCTTCATTATATTTTACTTCACCAATTATTGATAAAGTATTTTCTTTTTGCTTTACAGTTATACTCTTTTCAGAAAATCCTGCTACTGCAAATGTTAATTTATATTTATGGTCATCCACTTTTTCTATATTGTAGGGTGGATAACTATTTGGGCGAATGTCAGCTAAATCATTAAATAAGCTGTCAAACCCCACTGTCATTGCCCGAAAGGGACTTAGGTCTATCCTTGTCATTTTTTTCCTCCTTATTAAGCAAGGTTATAATGGCATCTAACTTATCTTCTAAATTAGATATCCTTCTTTCTAATCCAACATTAGTGTCTGGAAAGAAAGAAATCTTTCTTTGATTATCAAGCATATTCCAAATTTTTTTAGTCATATGATTTCAAATATTTACAAGGTTTATTATTATATAATCCACAACATTGACCGCATTGAGTGCATTCACCTTCATATTCTTCTATTTGTTCATTCCAAATATAAGTACATTTATCAAATCCCATTGGTCTCATTTTATTATCAAGACACATTTTAGGGGGCCAAAACATTACCTCAAGCTTATTATCAACAATAAGTTTTATATTAGGACTTCCGGGAAAATAGTCTACTTTAAGACCTAACCTAGAGGATTCCCAACAACCGTCAGCATTGTTTGTAGAATTAAATCGTTTTTCTGGATTGTTATAGACAGAGCAGTAATATTTAGTCATATATTTATTATATCGCTGTATACTAATCTGTCAATAAAAATCTGATAAAAGGGGGCATTTAGCCCCCAAATATTGTATTAATTACGCAGTGTTTGAAGCAGTTTCATCTGAACCGCTAATATCACACATTAATGCCCAAACTCTGATTTTACCTGCAGTATCCTGTGCACCACCAATTGTTACATCAATAGTATCAGCAGAACCAAATACAACCATGTTACCAAATGGTAAACCAGTTGAAGCACTGTCAGTTACAGTTCTTAGGTCAGCGTGACCAGTTGCGTTAGTATCACCATCGACCCATCTGTCTGCGTCTCCACCATAACCTACATCGTAAGTTACAGAAGTAGAACCTGCAGTTAATACTTCAATACCCGCACATAGTACTAGCGTTTCTGCCGGTACGTTTAGAGCTTGAATTGTATCACCAGATGCAGGGTCAAATAATGAGTTGTCAATTGTGTTTTCAACCCAATAAGGCTTCCTTCTAGTAGAAGGATGGCCAGAAGTTGAACCAGTTACTTTACTTACTGTTGCCATTCTAGTGTCCTCCTATTAGTCTATTAATACGTGTCTAATCATAAGTGCTTCCGAACGAAGTACTTTTCTTCCAAACACGTGTAATCCTCTAACTATATCAGCAAAAGAATCTGGGTCTCTTACGACTTCTGTTTTTGCAATAGCGTTAGCAGTTGCAGTAGAAGACATATGTCCCCAAAGAATTTTGTAGTAGTTAGAAGTTGATGAAGCAGCGAAGTTGTTAGTCATGTACAATTTAAATCCTTGTACTAGACCGTCCATTACTCTACCATTTCTGATAGGTGATGCCGCATCGCCAGTAACAGACGCATCTAAAAGTTTTGCAGAAGATTGAGCTAATTGCTCATACCATTCTGGTGAACCTAAAAACCATCTGTTATCCATTGGAACGTCATTGCCATTTAATCTTTTAGCACAGTTAGCCATAATGTTAAGTGGGTCTGTTTCACTAGTGTCAAAACCAGTATCAGTTCCAGAACCATCAGAACCTACAGTTGTACCTGCACCAGATATCATTGCTGCAATTACGTTTTCGTCATATTTATCTTTTAGAGCATATGCTCCAGAAGAAGTAGCCAAAGCCTCCCAGTTCACGTGAGCTTGTCTTTCTTCGATATCGTCAACTTTAAATGCAAACGCATTAGCTTGGTCAACTACCATTTGTAGTTGGTCATCAGCTAGATTTTGGATGTTAATTGCTCCACCTCTAGTGTATGAACTTACGCTAATTGTTGGCTCTTTAATAATGTTAACAGTATCTCCGTAGTTATCAATCTCTCCTGCATAATCAGTATTAGTAATGTCTTCTACTACTGATGCAGTTCTAAAGAACTTTTGGACTTTTTGACTATAGATTACCGGTAGCCAATTGCCCGAAGGTAAGTTGTCATAACCGGCTGCTTTTGATATTGCCATGTTGTCCTCCTATAGACTGTTAAAAAAAGTTAGCCATTAACAATTCTACCTTCACGTCTAGCTAAATCAATATCCTTTTCGTGTTTTACAAACTCTTGAGGTTTCATTTTAGCTATAGTACTAAGTTTCCAGACTTTTTTATTTGTTACATCTACTTCTTTTCTAGCTGTAGAAGTTACAGATTTAGATGCTTCTAATGATTTATTAGGAGTTTTCTTTTTGCTATAACCTGTATCTACTTTGTACAAATCAATAGCTCTTGCTGCTAATGTTGCATTAGTTGCATTATCATATAACCACCCTTGAATTGTAGCATCTTGTTGACTAACCCATTCATGAAATTTTTCATCTTGTCTAATTTCATTAAAGTCTGGATGAAGTTTTGCTAATTCAACCTCAGCTTTCTCTTTTTGAACTGATACCTGTTTTGTTTCTAGTTCTTTAAGTTCACTTTCGATTTTTTTAGTCTTTTCATCAGCTTTAGTATATGCTATAGTTTCTATAACATCATAGACATCTGGATATTTAGTACGCCAAGCTTCTATTTCTTCTTTTGTTTTAGGTAGCTGTATTTTACCTGCTTCTTCTTCTAGCTGTTTTCTAAGTTTAATAACTTCGTCTTTATGCTTATTGACAGTAGAATCATAATGTCGTTTAAGGTCGTCGTAACGTTTCTTAAACACTTTCTCTTCAGCATTAACAGGGCGTTCTTCATCGGGAGTGGCTTCTTCGTCTGAAGAAGTGTCCTTTGAAACGGTAGCTGTATCCTCTGTTTCATCCTTATTTAAATCTTTTTTATATTTATTTCTATAAGGTGTAGGCTCGAGAAAAGCCTCAGTTTGAATCTCTTCAACTTGATTAGGCTCATCCTTTTCTTGTTGAATATCTTCTCTTTGGTCTTCCATTTTATCTCCTTGTGGGTGCTGTTGGAAGAACAGGTCGCCCGAATTTTAAAAAATTTTCAGGGGCTACGACTAAGCAGTCATAGGTGGCCTGTTCATTGGTGCTCCTAAACCCTCTGGTGCAGGAGCTTCTGCAGGAGCAGCCATTGGTTGCTCAGCAGAAACTGGTTGTTGTGCAGATGTCATATCCTCTACAAATTGTTGCATTGAATTGTCTGGTGAATCACTTGGATATTTATTCATAATTATTGAAACTGGTATTACTACTACTGGTTCTTTAGGGCCTCTGTCTGCTACTGCAGATACATCTATACCTTTTGCCGATAGTGCTTTTTTAACATCTTCTGTAAGATGCATATCGAGAACAGCATCTTCTGCTCCTCCCATTGGTGTATTCATTGGTTGTTCCATAGGAGGTTGTTGTGCTCCCATTGGATTTCCCATCATTCCATTTGCCATATTTTTCTCCTATTTAAAATCTTCCATATTGTTTAAATGATTCTGCCGCACTACTTGGCGGGGGTGTATAACTTTGATTTCCCGGATAGTTAGGTGCATTAGTATCTTGTTGATTAGAACTACTACTACCAGAACTAGTTGAACCTCCTGCATCTCCCGGATTAGGGCCTACTACTGGAGTATTATTGTTATTGTTTTGATTAACACCAGATGCTTGTTCATAATTATCTTGAGTATATGTTGGACTAGATGGGTCAATGTTAGCATCTGGAGTGTTAGAAGATATATCTCCTCCTACAGCTGTTACAACATCTTCGCCAACAGTACTTACATCTGTTGAACCATCATCTTTTGTTTCCTCTGTAGTTATACCTAAGTCTACATCTGTTTGAGTTTGTTTTTCTTGTTTATAAGTATTTATTATATTTTTTAAACTTTCTTTAGTAAATCCTTCTGGTAACATATTAGAATTAAAATTAACACTATCTATTCCTTTAGCTAATCTATCTCGTAATGTTTTTGATAGTTTTAATCCACTTCCTTGAAGTTTAGAAACATAATTTAATCCTGCAGATAAACTTCCAAATGATACTACTTGTCCATTATTTAAAACAAACTTACCATCTTCTCTATAGTATCCGCCTTTACCATCAGCATTAATATTTACATTACCATCTCTATCAATCATACCACCGGTAATAGATTGTGCTTGATTAATTTTTTCTTGAAACTCTGGACTGTAATTATAAACTTCCATATCCATACCACCCGGGCCAGACATAGTTGTTTTTTTCATACCGCCTTTTAATGAATAAACACTATTACCTCGTAAAAATTTATCCCATAAACCTTTACCTTCGGGTTGCCACCCATTTTCTAAAACATTAAAATAATCATCATATGATTTTTTATTAAAGTATTTCATTGCCATTCCTGCCCAACCAATTCCTGTCATATCCCCTGCTTGAACTTTAAAAGGAACTTTAACATAATTACCATTACCATCTTTTTCTAACCATCCAAGAGATATACCAGATTGTAAAAGCATATGTTCATTTTGTTGTGCTCTTGTAGGTGCGTCTGTTGAATAAGGAAATAAACTATTTGAGTTATAATTAACTCCTTTTGGAAGTTCTTTTCCTGTACCCGGTTGAAAAGGTTGTTCATTACCTCCACCTTGATTATCTTGTCTAAAAGGATTTTGATAATTAGGGTCTGGTACACATTGTTTTAAAGAGTTATCATAAATATATCCGGGTGGACATGGGTCTTGTTCTGGTTCTGTTGATGGTGGTTCCGGTGTTGTTGGTATTTTAGGAAATACAGGGTCTTTTGTTGAAAAAGCTTCTGGATTAATAAAATTTTGTGGAAGATTATTTAATTTCCATCCTGTACCATCAAAAGTTAATCCAATGTTATTTCCTTTATAATATTTTTCTGCCATTATTTTTCTTTAAGTTGTGTCCTAAGTTTCATCAGTTCCTGCAGCGAAGCCACTCTCCCCTGTTTGCGGAACACCTCCTGTTCCGATGTTTCCACCGCCAACGCCTGTAATGTCATCTGGATTCGCTCCTGTAGGAGCTCCTCCACTAGAGGCCATTGAGGACTGTTGATTATTGCCTTCAGTTTGTTGATTTCCATTTGCCATTCCCATTATTTTTGCAAAGATTGCCGCTTTCTCCGGGTCATTAATTAATTTTTCTGGTTCTATATCGAGTGACTTTGCAATTTCAGATAATATAGAATGCCATCTAACAAACGGAGCAAGGTTTTGATTTGATGCGACTTGTAAGAAAGTCATAAGTCTTTGTGACCTTACTTCTTTTTGCATCAACGATGTTGTACCTCTTGCTTTAATATGTAAATCACCTTTTATTTCTGGAGCGTCAATATTAAATTGCATATTCCATGCAAATAATGTTTCACCCAATGGTCGTAATAAAAAGTCATCAATATTTTTTATAACTGTTTTTATACTAAGAGCTGCAGCTCCCATTAACATAGACATACCTGCGGCTGTTCTTGTTGTTGATTGAACACCAGTAGTACCATGTGAGTATGAAGGTATACCTGTTGATTCATCTGCAAGTTGTCTAAACCTATCAAACATCATTAAATTTTCTGTTGATGTATTAGGAAACTTAACACCATGTATTGCTTGACCCGGCATACCAGATTGCCTTCTAAATATTTTACCCGGAAATACTTTCATATCTTGACCCGGTACTAACATTGTTTCATCAATGTCAAATACTAGATTACCTGCTAATGCTAAGTTATCAATAGCCATTCTTGCATGACCATTCATAATTGTTTGTGCATCATCCATATTTTCTGGAATACCTATACCAAAAAACTGATATGGATTTATTTCATAAGGTATAACTAAATAAGGAAGTCTAGTTGGAGTAAATGGATTTAATACTAATCGTATTACTTGACCATTACATACCCATGCATTAACTTGCACTTCATCTAATTCATCTAATTCTTCATCAAGTTCTAAACCTGCTTCAACAGCTAAATCTTTATCTAATGTTCCCCAAAATTCTAAAATTTCATATCTGTTTTTATCAAACTCATCTGTAGATTCTCTATCTTGTAAAGATGCTTCATAACCTCTAGCTTCATAGCTTGGGCCCATCATTAAAGATTCTTTAATAGCTTCTTTTCTAAAAAACGGTCTATTAATTAAATCTCTTACTTGAGCTTTAGTATATACATGTCGTTGAATAACATATTCTGCATCTTCAACTCTTGTTGCATCTGGGTCTGGATAAAAATCCCAACAAGATACTGCCTCTACTCTTGGTACATTTTTTATTTTAGGTTGATACTCATTTAAACCTGTTTCTTCATTTTTAACCCAATTATGACTTGTTTGTTCATAAGTAAATGGGCCTTTAATAACACCAGTTCCAAGTAATGCCATTTCAAACAATGCATGACGAATAACCGATACAGCACTAGCTTCTTCTAATTGGTCATGAATAGTTTTTTCCATATTACCCGCTGCTATTTCTGCAGGGCTAATTTGAGGTTCTGCTTTACTGTCTGTCGCTTCGCCTTCAACAAAATCAACACCTTGATATTTTTCTTTTAATCCACCAAGTATAGTATCTATTGTTGCACCGGGTGGTAAATCTTTACCATCACCGGGAAATCCATATGGACTCTCTGGCTGTTCTTGGGTATCTTGTTCTTTTTTAAACTTAGATACATGTGCATATTCTGCAATACCTTCTGGAATAGGTGTTGGTTCTACTCCTACTGGAAATTTTCCACTAGAAAATAAAACTTCTATTAACTGACCATAAGCAGCTAAAACTTTTGTTTTAGTTATTTTAACAAATACTTTTGATTTTTCAGATTCTGTAAAAGCCATATCATTACCATAAACACCTCTATAGTTACGATAAGCTCTTAGCCATCTTTCTTCATCAAATTTTCTTGCATTTTCTGCATCAATAAATTTACTTTTAACTAATGCAGAAAGACCAGAAACATCATATTCCTGTTCTTCTTTTGTATCTTTATCTTGCAATGCTAAAATTTCAGCTTGCGTTTCTTTAGCCATTAATTATTTTCCGTCTGCTACTTTAGAAAATTCACCTTGTGAGTATTTTTTCAAAATATCGTTACTTGGTTTTTCTTTTGCTCCATAAGTTTCTGGTGCACTTGATAATTCGCCATGTGAATATTTTTTTAAAATATTAGCACTTGGTTTTTCTTTTGCAGGAGCACCATCAGCAACATCAGAAAGTTCTCCATGCGAATATTTTTTCATTTTAATTTGCATTTCCATTGTCGTTTCTCCTAGTAATCTTTTTTATCAGCCATTGCAAAAAAGCTTGGCTCAATATATTGTTTATTTTGTTTTGGATAATCTTTAGTACTTACATCCGGGTCAGCTTCTCCCCCGTTATGTGAAGATAAATTTAATGTTTTTACTCCACTTGGCTTTTGCTTTGGATAGTCCGCACCAAGGTCACCTTGTTTATATTTTGTTAATACTGGTTGTGGCATTATTTGCCCTCCTTGATTTTTGCCTTTAAGTAATCCACTAATTTAGGATTATCTACAAAAACAGTTGTTAAGCCATTGGCTAATCCATTGACTATTGTTTCTTCTTTATCGCCAATATCAATATTCCATTGATATACTATTGCGTGTAATATCTCATGCATTAATGTATTAGCGTGAGAAACTCCTTGTTCTTCTTCCGTATATCCTATGATACCTTCTTTAGAAAAAAATTGACCTTGAGCTTCGTTTGCTGTAGCAACAGTTTGTTTCCACTGCTCTAGTTTATAATCTCTATATCCAATCTTTATACTATTAGGTATTTTCATTTAATATCCGAATACTCTATCAGCAGGTTTAAATTTTTCTTTATCTGTGTACCTATTTGCGTCATAACTTTTTGGATGTACTGCTCTACTCATTACACCATAACGCAAGGCATCATAAGCATGGTCTTCTGCATGTGTATCAACATCCTCGGGATTGCTTTTATCTACAGGCAGCATTGGTAATGTTCTAATTAAATTTTTACAATTAGAAAACACTTTTAAACTGGGTTGTCCCGTGTGTTCATTAATAGAAAGTTGTTTATGTAATTCTAACTTTCCTGCTACTCGACTTCGGGGCGACCTATCTGAAGGTCTCCATCGACAGCCTTCTCTAATCATTGTCTCTGCAATACTAGGGCCGGCATCCCCTCGTTTTGCCCAAGTAGAAGAGTCCAAGATTCCGTATCGAATATATTCGTCACGCTCTTTTTCCAAGACTTGTCGGGCAAAGGTATCTGCCGTAACTCGTTGGGTATAATGCTCTCGGTATACCCAGAAATTGTTATCGAAGTCAACTGCAATCCAAAGAACGCAAGCCGCAGATGAATAGCCCCAGTCACATGTTCTGAACTTGAGCCAGTTGTTGGGAATATCAAAAGGCTGAACAACGTGAGTAGTAATGCTAAACTCCGGAAAAGCTGAATTTTCAAATGCACTCCAATCTCCTTCTAAAAATTGTTTTCTTTGTACTTCTGGTAAAGAAGAGAGCATAATAAGATAATCATCTGTTTGCATAAGATAAGGATTATCTTGTAACTTAGCCGGAATAAAACGTCTTGTTATAGACTTTTGTCCTGCAATTGTATCTATCTTTACATCAAACGCCGTATTAGGTTCGGCAGGGTCAACAAACATTTCTTTAACCCATTGTGAACCTACGTTTCCCGGGTTACCTGTTGCTCGCATAAAAACAGGTATATCTGGGTCAACACTACGAAGTGATGAACGTAAAAAATTATATATTTCTGGAGTAGGATATTGTGGTAATTCATCAATACCTATCCATGTATATGATTGACCTTGGTAACGAAGAACGTCAGTTAAATTTTCTGCGTAACCAAATTCAATTCTAGCACCGGATGGGAATCTCCATTCTTTTTCTTGTTCTCTCCATCTAGCACCAGTAAATGCTTGTGAATATAATCGTTGAGAATGATTAATCATATCTCTTAACTCTGGCATAGAACGTCTAATTAATAAAGCTCTATGATTTTGTTTATCACAATAACGAAGAGGGTCAATAAGCATGGCATAAGATTTACCTCCACCTCTTGCTCCACCATAAAATACTTCTCTTTCTGCTGACGCTAAGAATTGCATTTGTGGCCCTTCATTAGGTCTAAAAATAACATTTTCCTCTACATGCTCTTGCACATTTGGGGGTAATGACTCTATAGTATCCTCTGTTATTACAGAAGAATTTTTACCTAACAACGCATCGTTTGTTTTAAGAATATCGTCTTTTTTTCTTTTTGCGTGATTAACAACTGCCGTTGCTTTTTTTATTCTTTCTTCTTGTCTTTTTATCCTTCGCTTTGCAGCGTATCTTGCTTTTGACTCTGTACTAAGGATTCGTTTGCCTTGTGGCTCTCCTCTTTTTCTTCCAAGATTTTGTTTTGGTTTAGGTGGTGGGATGTTGTCCATCTGTTATTTACTATCTTTCGTAATCCTACGTGTGTTATTGGTCTATTTGTTTTTTGTGTTAGCCATCTAGCCACTTCACGATAAGAACAATTATTTAAATATTCTTTTGCTTCTTCTAATGCATCCAATTCAGATTGTACTGGCTCGATGTATTTATTATCATCATCTGCTAGTTTAAATCCAAATGGAATTGTACTTCCTTTACTACGTTTTAATCTCATCCTTCGGTGGTAATATAAAAATACCATGAGCAACTTGGGCATTGATATCTATTTTATCTCTCTTTACTAAACCAACTCTATCAAGAATTTGTTTTGCTGCATCCATACGAATATTAACACCCGGTGTTTTACCGTCTTCATCTAGTGCATCTACTAAACCTTTTACAGCTTTTGCAGAATGCAATGCTAAAGAATATTCTGCTCTCTCTAGTATTTCTTCTTTTAATGCTTTAACAGCTTTTGGATAATACGTTGATGCATATCCTGCAATCTCTCCTGCTTTTCTTGGGTCACCTTTTGCTTCTCCAAATAATGCTGTTAAAAAAGTTTGTTGCTGTTCTGTTAATTCTCTATCTATTTTTTTTGTCGGTAACATTCCATCCTTTTCCAAACATAAAATCAGACAATTCCATAAAGGATTGGCCTAAACCATATGGGTCTATTAATTTAAAACCAACGTCGTTTTTGTTTGCTTTTTTCTCTTCTTTCTTTTGACCAGTTTGGCGTTTTAATTGTTTTGTCTTTTTCACGTTCTTCATAACTTTTTTCTACTGATTGCATTATTTGTTCTCTTGCCTTATCTTCTTTTCCACCCACATCTGATATAATAGATAAGTTAGGAGCTGATATAACTCGTCTAACAAAAGGATTACGACAAGGAAAGTTTCTTTTGTGTATTGGTAAATGTTCTGTCCATTTTTTACCAGTCTTTTTATTTTCATATTCGTATAATGGCATTAAGACCCTTTCACCCATTTTTTAGATGGCGATTTAGTTTTGCTTGGGCTCCACTTTACTTTATCTGCCCACCAAGCTGCAGACATTTTTCCCTTAGCAATATTTTTTGCATGTCTAGATTTAAAAGCTTTTCGTTGACCTGCTGTTTGATTAGTTTTTACCCCTGCTTGTCCAAATCTAATGGTTTTAATTTTGTCACCTTCTTTAGCAACAACAATATGTGATTTACCACTTCCATCATTTAAACGTTTTGGTTTGTTATAACCGCTTACCCCGGCACGCTCTAATCTAGAATCTTTCTTTTTCATTTTGCTTTTTTTTGTGCTGATTTGCTTAACTCTTTAAAATGAAATAAAGGCTTACTTGTTTTACTATGTGTTTTACCACTGTGTAATTTACCGTTAGGCATTTTATGATATGCCCCTTTAAATTCTTTTCCATCTTTTGTATAATGTTTTACGCCTTTACCCATTATGAAAAACTCCTATATTGTTTTACTTTCTTTGCAATCTTTTTCGGTTGCTTCACAAATTGTTTGCCCTTTTTTGTTCCTTTTCGCTTTGCTTTTGTCGTTGCCGCATACTCTGCAGATGTCAGTGACTTGATTGCTTTTTCGGGTAGATATCTTTCTCCAGTATCGCTTGACTTCTTTCCAGACTTCGTTCGCCACTTTTGTTTACCCCAAGCTTTAAGACTTCTTTGACTTTTTGCTAGTGCCATTTTTTGGTTTTCTTTTTAATACTTTAAAGTCCGCACCAGTTATTTTATCTCTTGGTGATGCAACTCTTGCTAGTTTTTTTTGTTTTGGTGAATATTTTTTAAAAGGCATTATCTATATGTCCCTCCTGTTTGTAAAATTTTTTGTAATTTAGCTAAAGCCATTAGATTTGCCTCGGTATATAATCTTCTTCTACATTGATACTAATACTAACAGAACTGGTAGCACTAGCTAAACCTCTTATCTTATCTGCTTCTTCTAACCATAAAGATTCTGTAATTTGTATTATAGCATTTGGTAATAGCTTAGTTGCTTCCGTAATAGTATAATAAGTTGTTGTCGAACTATCATACCAATCTAAACTAAAAGTTACTTGATTACCTGTTAAGTTGCTAATAAAAATACTTTTAACTTGTGTTTCATAGTTATTAGGAACTGTATAGATATCAGTATTAGATGTTCCTAATTCTAAAGCTACTGTTCTATTTTTTGTTGACATTAATAGCCATCCTGTACTAGTAATAAATCAAACGATGCAGAAGCTGAAGAGGTAGAACTTGCCTTTCCAGAAACATAGATATCTGACTTTTCAGGTATTACATTGATTGCATTAAAGATAACAGTTGTCTGTCCACCTCTAACATTTAAAAATTGTTTTGTTTGAAAAGCTCCGTTAGAACCTTCATTTATTCTTTGTATAAATTTAAAATCCATTTCTTGGTCTTTACCAGATGATATATTCATTGATAATAAATAACCAGTATAACCTACAGGTATGGTATATAATGCCATTAATGTTTGACCGTTTTCTTCCGATATAGTTGCGGCTACATCAGAACCACCTGTATAAGTAACTGTAATTTCACCTTCATTGTTTCCAGAAGACCCTGCTGTTTCAACAGACATTCTAAATACTCTTAAAAATGTTTGTGTAGTTGTAACTGTACTTGTACCATTTAGATTAACAGTTTCTTCAGCTAAATTATAAGAACCATCTAATCCTTGTATTCTTAAAGTTCTAGCACCAGAGCCAGTAGTGTGAACATCGTTAGCACTATCACTAACAACATCAACAGTAACTTCCGAAGATTGCCAAGGATAATTATCCCCTGTTTCCCAAATTGTCTCAAAAGCTCCCGAACCAATACTAGGATTATATCCAAACTTATTAATCAGAGAATGCCCGGGAATTTTACCTTGAGCTACTTCTAGATAAAAGGGATATCCTGCTTCACTACCACTAACATTACTAATAATAGTAGGATAATGAGTAATACTCACTTATATCCTCCGCCTGCTTTTTTATAAGCTTTAGCTAATGCTTGGGCTTTTCTTGCTGACCACTTACCTGC